GGCAGAGATGTTCTGGCGGGGAGCGTTTCCGGGGATGGCGTTCACAGCAAAAGAAGGAACAAAGATCACCGAGGCAGGGCGGTTGGAGCTGGAGCAGGAGATCCAAAAATATCTTCACGACCTACAGCGGTATATGAAGTTGCAGGGACTCGACATTCACGAGATCACTTCCCAAGTTTCGGACCCGGAGAAACACGCTGACGTCCAGTTGAAGTTCATCTCCGTAGCAACCGGGATTCCCAAGCGGATTTTGGAAGGTTCCGAACGAGGGGAGTTGGCCTCCAGCCAGGACAGCGAGAGCTGGAACAACAAATGTGACTACAGACGCAGGAACCACATTGAAGCCAACATCCTTCGTCCTTTCATCGCTCGGTTGGGGAACGTAGGGGTGCTGGATGTTCCCCAAGAATATCAAGTAGAGTGGCCGGACCTGGAAAGCCAAAGTGACGAAGCCAAATCAAAAGTAGGCAAATCCAGGACGGAAGCAATCGCCAAATATGCGGACAGCCCCTCGGCTCCGTTGGTAGTACCTCCGGAAGAGTGGTTGAGAGACATCATGGAATTGCCAGAGGACAAGGTTGCTCGTATTATAGAAGCATTGAAGACTTCCGGGTTGGGGAACTTGGAAACCCAGAAGGAGCAGGACACAGACGACGACATTGGATTTCAGGACCAGGGAACGCAAGAGTGATATTACTTTCTATACAACCAAGGAGGAGGAGATGAGATTTTGGAAACTGATTTTGGCGTTGGTCCTGCTAGTGGGTTTGGTGGGATGTTCCAGCAAAGGAGTTGTAACAGAAACCACTATTCTGGAGAAGGCTCCTCGTCCGCTCGATACAATGGAGTTGGGGACTGGGACAGATCCTGTGGATGGGGCGTTCGATGCCCCGGTGATCCCTCCTCTGGTGGACGACGAGGTAATCAAAACGGTAGTAACTGAAACCAAAGAAGCATCTGTGGCGAAGGAATTGGCGATTCATGAGACTTTGCAAAACAGAGACAAGATGAGGGTGGAGGCGGCAAAGTATTCCGGATTCAAGATGGATTGGACAGCGGTTGAAAAGACTTTGACCATTGCTGATTCTGCTGGAAAGGTGACGGAGATAGTCATGACGGAGTACCTGCCTAATGTTTCTTACTCACCGCAGGTAGGCTTTGAGAACTCCCTGCCCACGGAACCTTCCAGGCATCCGGCTTGGGACACCGCCAATCAGTTTGTGAAAACAGCGGGGATGGTCACTCTGGGGATATGGGGATTGGAAACCTTGAACGATATGTGGGGAGCTGGTCTTGCTGGTGCTGCTGCTTCCTTCGGAGACAATGCGCAGGTGAACGGCTCGTGGAATACAGCAGGCAGGGACATGGACATTGGTACGGGGATGTTGAACAACTATCAAGGAGACATGACCACGTCAGAGCCAGGGTTGCTTCCTGAAGACGAAGAATGTTGGATAGACTTCCCAGGCGGGTGTTCTTGTGAAAGTCGGGCAGCAGGGAATTGTTAAAAGAAAGGAGACAAGATGGCTGCTGAGAAATCAGGCCCATGTTTAGAAACTGGTCATTGCATGGCGCATGGCGATGAGGTTGAAAGACGTAAGGAAACCGTGTTGGAGATAAAAGACCTGTGGAGGCATGTTGGTGCTAATGCAGTCAAGATCTATGGGGTGGCGGCAACCATGGTGCTGTTCGGTGCCTTGCTGATAGGTTCTTTTACCTATACCAACTCTGTCAAGTTCGACCTCAAAGATGAGGTTGATGAGGTGAGGTTAGGATCGGACAGGGGTGAGGAGATATTGCTTGCCAAGATCAATGCCAACTACACCATGACCAAAAGGCAACAAGACGAGATAATGTCCAATGTAGTCAAGCTGCTTACGGCTGACGCCGAGCGGCGGGAATGGCAGCGTGGCATGATGACGCAAATGAAGACGTTGAATGAATATATCAAGAGCCTTATTGAGCACAACAGGTCGCAGCATGAGGATGGTTTTTATTACGACCCAAGGAGCACAGACGAACAATAACAAGGAGGATCGCAATCATGAAAATGGAAGGATGGAAGACTTGGACGGGAGTGATCGGAGCTGTACTGACCGGCGTTGCTGTTCAATACTTCGGAGCGGACCCGGATGTGATAACTGAAACGTCTTCAAAGTTCATGGACTTTCTCGAAGCGGCTCAGGTGGCTTTTACGGGTCTTGCTGCTATTGGAATCGGTCATAAAGTTGAGAAGGCTGGAAAGAAGTGACGGCTGGTAATTTCTTCATAGTCAACACCATTGACCCGACTCGGACACTGACCATCCGGAATCGGTTTGTTGCTGACTTCAATCGCCGGTTCAAGATGTTGATGAGTGACGTGCGTGAGGCTGTGGTCGATTTAGACTGTTTCGGCCTCACGCAACCGTCCCTACAGACCCAGGCACTAACGGTGAACGCTGCTGGAATTAGCCCACGGCAATTCGATTTTCCTTTGGCTGCAGATAGGATTGAGGCTTTCACGGAGTGGTTGAACAAGAAAAACAATACATATCTCCTTTCAGGAGGCAGAAGGGGAATACAGACTATCTCCGCTCCCGTCAGTGGGGACAACTACCGAACAAGTTGGATGAATTCCTACATCGACGCAGCATACCAACAGGGTATCCGGCGTGGGCGTCAGGAGTTGCGCAAGAAGGGAATTGAGATAGACGAAGGGCTGGAAGGAGGGGACCCAATCAGAATAGCGTTCAACATGCCGATCCACGCTGATCGAGTAGGGTTGATTTATTCCCGTTCCTACTCCTCATTGAAAGGGATCACTTCGGCTATGGAGTCCACGGTGGCTGATACTCTGGCTATAGGATTAGCAGAAGGAAGGAACCCCAGACAGATAGCCAAGATGTTGAACTATTCCATGGCTGGAATGGGGAACGGTTCGGAGTTGGGAATAACAGATTCTTTGGGACGGTTCATTCCAGCTAAGAGACGAGCGCAGGTGTTGGCCAGGACGGAGGTTGTACGAGCGCACCACTCAGCCAATATAGGGGAATATCGAGCGGCGGGGGCTTCGGGCGTTTCGGTATTGGCAGAACACCTTACTGCTGGAGATCAACGGGTTTGTCCAGAATGCCTTCCATTGAACGGTAAGGTATATACGCTAGAACAGGCTGAATACATGATCCCCGTTCATCCACAGTGTCGTTGTGTGGCTCTGCCGTGGTTCCCGGAGGACAAGGCAGAGTCCGATGCGACTCAGGCGGCAGCAAGAGAGGAATGGGCCAAAAGATACCCGAACAAGCCATTCCCCGGCCAGGTTTCTGAAGAGCCTCTGGACGAGTTTGCAAAGTTGAGGGCGCAAGGGAAGCCTATGCCGGAATTACCTTGGTCGCCAAACAATGCCACTGCTTTCAATGCCGTTGAAGATGAAATGCTTATGTATGGGGATGAGTTCGACCCTGTACCGTGGGTTCCAGAAGAGGTTCAAGATCGTTGGTTGTCTTGGGGTATTGATCCGTATGAAGTATGGAATGAAATGGGGAAACTTTCAAAAAAATCAAAAGTAGGAATTGCAGTCCCGCTTTATGACGACGATCTTTTCAAGACACTTTTGGACAAGCCTCATTACAAGAATCAGTTCATGCTGGAAGTTCCGGATTCCGGTGGGGCTATTTCTCCTTTTAAATCCACGGACTCTTTAGATAGAGATTATTGGGAATGGAGACTGACTGGCGGGGCTTATCATAAGAATTCGAAGTACAAAGATTTACCCGATGGATCAGAGTTGCCTATGGATTTGGCAGAGGAACGTCCTAAATATGGATTTGTCTTTGGGGGCGACAAAACAGATCATGCAAGGCAATACGGGGATGTGGTTTTTTCTTTTGGGGACGATGTGAGAAGAGTTTCTACTATTACAGATGGTAATTCTTCAGGACTCAGGCTCCGCTACAATCCGGATGCTCGGGATATGATGAAGGTCAGACGGTGGGGGGATGTTTCGACGTATGACAATCCGGCAACCTTCATGAAGCTACTGGAAGAGCATATCGATAGGAATATCGACAATCCTCAACAGTTTTGGAATGATACATGGTTCACAGAGACCACTCAGCAAAAGATACAGAGACTAGTGGGAGACTGGAGTGATTATGCTGAGGTTCAAATCCACAACAAGGGATATTTAGACCTTAGAAGGGCAGAAGGTATCCACATCAGGAAGGGAACTGGGCCTTGGGAAACTTATAAAGCTATGGAATTTTCTGAGAAATACAATATCCCCATCCACCACATGGACCCAGACTTTGATTGGGATGAGGCTTGGGACCATTATCGGAAAAATATAAAACCGGGGTTGAATAGATGATAGAGATACTGTCAGTCGTTCCGAATGGGGATAGATACTACGGATATGTTCGTATCAGGGGAAACTATTATAAATTCCAAACGGACTCGTCAGAGGTGAAAATAACCCCCTTCAAAGGAGAATTCCGAAACCTCCAACACTTTGCCGGTGTGGTAGGGAAATTCAATCCTTGGCACTTTTTTATGAAAAAGCCGGTTTTAGTAGAAGAGTTGGATTTAGAGGTCCTCTCGGCTTTGAATATAAACATGCGTAGCGCCAGCATATAAACGATCAAAGAGGAAAGGATATGATCAAAACAGAAATGAAGTTCTACAAAAATGAAGCAGCTCCACCAATGAATATGATCTCGCTCAAGATGCCTCCAGCCGCTATCGGAGCCTCTCTGGTGCGGTATGAATCCTTGGCTGGAGTGGATTATCAAGTATATCCGTGCATCATGCTCGTCGAAGGAGTTCACAGAGGGGTGGGTTCCGGTCCGGTATATTACCCTCCCAATATGCTGGCTGAATCTGCCCCGATGTGGAACAATGTCCCCGTGACCGTAGGCCATCCGGTAAACCTCCAGGGGGATCACGTCCTTTGCAACACGGACGGCACTATCCGGCAACAGTGGGAGATAGGCCATGTAGCCAACGCCAGAGTAGAGGGCGGCAAGTTGAGGGCGGATCTGTGGATCAACGTCCAGCGAGCAAACGACAAAGCAAATAACCTCCTTCCCTTCCTCCAAAACGGTGGGCAGCTACAGGTCAGTGCTGGGATGCTTGCCGGCCTGGACGGGCAAGGGGGCGTTTGGAATGAGGAGGAGTATGTTGGGGCTGTCTCAGCCATTGTCCCGGATCACCTTGCTCTCCTCCCCGGCGGCACCGGGGCGTGTTCTTGGGACGATGGTTGCGGCGTCAGGATACATCAGACGTTGAAGAAGGAACCAGACACCGTCATCGTGATGGGAATAGACTTGGAAAAGCAACTCACTGAGGTTCGCCACTACGTGGATTCAATGGACGTGATGGACCCAGGCGGGGAGCGATACTCCAAAGTCCATTTCGTCCGGGCGGTGTATTCAGACTATTTCGTATATCAACAACGGGAGATTTCCCCAGACGGAAAGGAGGAAAGCAAGTTGTACAAGCAGTCCTACACCATGACTGATGGGACTCTTGAAGCAAGCGGGGACCCAATAGAGGTCGTGGAACAGGTCAAATACAAGACCGTCGCCAATCAAGGCATTCATCCTCAAAACTCTACAGGAGGAAAAAACATGGGTGATAAAAAACAGGAAAAGTGCTGCCCTGAAAAGGTTGCGGCACTGATAGCCAACGAGGCAACAGCCTACACCGACGATGATCGAGAGTGGTTGGAGTCTCTCAATGAGGAGCAATTGGACAAGATGGAATCGACAGCCCAAGTCAGTGAGCCGGAACCGGAACCGAAAGTGGAAGCCGATCCGGACCCAACTGGCCACGAAGTCACTCTGGCGTCTTATCTCAACGAAGCCCCTCCGGAGATCCGGGCGGTGCTGAACGAAGGGATGAGGGCGATGGACGAGAAGCGGCAAGGTATGATGAGTAAGATCCTGGCCCACGAAGGCAACTCGTTCAGCGAGGACCAGTTGAAGAGCATGGACACGGAGATGCTGGACGGAATCGTTTCACTGATTCCCAAGGACAAAACAGGGTCCAACTTTTTGGGAGCCAATCCTCAGAACAATTCGGTTGTCAACGAAGGAAGCGAGGAAGAGGCATACATCCCTCAGACTTTGGGAGACGCTCTGAAGAAAGAGTAAACACGCAACACAACAATACAATGAATGCCACTAATTCAAATTAACAGGAGGATACAATGGCTTCAAACAAAACAATCGTACTGAAAGGACATGGGGTCCGGAATGAGGCTGTTGCAAACGCAGCCATTACTCCGGGACACCTTGTTGAGTTGATGTCTACCGGCAAACTCCGGGTCCACGCCAGCGCTGGTCAGAACTGCGAGAAAGCGTTTGCCGTGGAAGACGACCTGCAGGGCAACACAATCGATGATGCCTATGATGCTGCTGATATTGCGCAGTATAACATCATGAAGCCGGGGGACGAGGTCAATGCGCTCCTGGCTAATGGGCAGGACGTTTCCATCGGGGACTTTTTGGAATCAGCAGGGGACGGTACGCTTCAGGCCCATACCGCTGATTCAGAATCCCTGGGAGCCGACAGCTCCGGTGCAATAGCTTCGTTCTACACCAATCAGATTGTCGGTGTGGCTCTCGAAGCCGTGGACATGTCGGACTCGTCTGGCGCTGATCCTAGCGCCCGTATCAAAGTTCGGATTGTGTAGCTCAATCTCAAATAGAAACGAACAACACCTCACAATACTTCAATAGGAGGAAGTAATGAAAGACAAAGTCAACGTGGATATTGTCCACAACACACAGGAATCAGGCTTGATCGCTTCCGGTTCGGTTGCCCAGCGGCTTCTGAATGGGGGCATGGAGGCTGGAGCACTGAAACCGTGGATCGGAATGGACGGCAAGGTGTATATGTCGCGGATGGTAAACGGTAAAGCAGTTGCTGTTCCTCTGCTGAACGCCAACGCCACCTTGCGGAAAGACGAGTGGAAAGAGATGGATGATTCTGTCTTGTTTGCCGCTCAGGAACGTCTAGTTGGCGTTGCCGATCTGTATTCTCGTGGCCTGGTGTATCGGGTCGGCGGACTCGGAACCACTGTCCTGGAGTACGAGGACTACAGTGAACTGACGGCTGCTGAGATGACCATGGATGCGGTGACCCCGTCTGCCAAGGACCGTCCCCAGACCAACCTGAAGTACCTGCCCTTGCCGATTGTCCACAAGGACTTCAGCTTCAACATCCGGGCACTGTCGGCTTCTCGTCGAGGATCTACCCCGTTGGATACCACAACCGCCATGCTTGCTGCCCGTCAGGTCAGTGAGAAGATAGAATCCATCCTGTTCACCGGATCTGGAACCTACACCTATGGCGGTGGAACTATCTACGGATACCTGGATCATCCGTCCAAGAATGACGTGACCCTGTCGGAGAACTGGGATGCCTCTGGCAAGACCGGCGATGAGATTATCCAAGACGTTCTGGATATGAAACAGGCTTCGATTAATGCGCTTCACTATGGCCCGTGGGTTCTGTACATCCCGACTGCCTATGAAACCGCTATTGACGACGACTACAAGGCTGCTTCTGACAAGTCCATCCGTCAGCGCATCTTGGAGATCTCCGGGATTCAGGACATCAAAGTTGTGGACAAGATGACCGCTAACAACGTGGCTCTGGTTCAGATGACTTCCGATGTTGTCCGTATGGTGGAAGGACTTCCCATGCAGACCGTTGAATGGCAGGAAGGCGGCGGATTCACCACCAACTTCAAAGTCCTGACTATCATGGTTCCGCAGATCCGAGCAGACCACAACGGCAACTGCGGCGTCACTGTTCTGGCGGCATAAAAGGAACCATTCTATATATAACCAAGAATAGAAGGAGACAGGCATGAAGTTATACAGATGGAGAAAGAAACCAGGAACCGGAAGCCACACGTTTTCGTTCGAGGGGCAAACCTACTTCGTCAGGCCGGGTGATGTTGTTGTTGCCCCGGTGGAGAAGATGGGCTCCTCCTCGATGGATTATGTTTGCCTGGCTGAAGTTGACGACGAAGGGAAATCAACCCCTCATACAGGACACCACCCTTACGAGGTTGCTCAGGCAGACATTCAAGTGTGGGAAGATGAAGCAGAGGAAGGGGGGCTGGTCATGGCAGCGAAGGGG